AGTGACCCACCGAACACGCCAGCAACGCCGAGCATGTGAAACGGGTGCATGAGAATGTTATGCTCGGCTTGGAAGACCAACATGTAGTTGAACGTACCAGAAATACCGAGAGGCATAGCATCCGAGAAGCTACCTTGACCGAACGGATAGACAAGGAATACAGCGGTAGCGGCTGCAACTGGAGCTGAGTATGCGACAAAGATCCAAGGTCTCATTCCCAATCGGTACGATAGTTCCCATTCCCGGAGCATATAGGCATACACACCGATAAGGAAGTGGAAGACGATGAGCTGGAACTCGCCGCCGTTATAAAGCCATTCGTCCAACGAATTGGCAGCCCACACTGGGTACAAATGTAGCCCAATTGCGTTCGAGCTGGGAACGACGGCTCCGGAGATAATGTTGTTGCCCCACATAAGGGAGCCTGATACTGGTTCACGGATACCATCTATGTCAACTGGTGGAGCGGCAATGAATGCCAGGATGAAACAGGTCGTTGCAGCCAAAAGACAGGGGATCATAATCACCCCGGCATGGCCGATATAAAGACGGTTGTTGGTCGAAGTGACCCAATTTAAATAAGAGTCCCAAGTATTCCGTAGTGGATTAGTTGGGCGCTGTGCAATTGTAGCAGTCATCGTAGTAATCAAGGACGTTTAGTGCATTATATGCTCGGCGCTCTCCAAGAAAAGGGAGGAACGCTAGTAGCAATCGTGTGACATTTTCTCTTTTTGCTGTGTACCAGATCCAGGCTGGCTTCCAATGAGAAGGGGCATTACGCTTTACCTCACTCATAGAACCACATCCAGCAAGTTTATGGATACGTTCGATAATGTCTTTGTCTGTACTGGTGATCCGCATTTGATAGCTAGATTTTCCAGCTTTACTAACGTTACCTTCACCCTCGAAGATACCTGCAAGCCAGGCGATATTCATTGTAGTTAATTAAGACGGGTTACTTTTACCTGTCCAACTCCAGAGCTAGTGAGACCGATTGCATCAGCCGCACCTTTACTGAGATCTAGTCCCCGACCATGAAGGTAAGGACCGCGATCATTGACCCGAACAACGGCACACCTTTTGAAACAAACTTTAAGTTTAGTTCCAAACGGGAGTGTCTTGTGCGCTGCAGTAAGGCCGTTTTGATTGTATCGTTCACCATTGGCGGTGAGGTTTCCGTGGAAGCCAGGACCGTACCAACTGGTGATCACTGACAGAGTAGTTAGGATAGGAATCATAATTAAAGAGCAAAGAACTTTAATATTGATTACGCTTCCAAATCCGCCAATACACTCGCAGTATTGACGGATGTGCCAATACTATTTCTTTTTAGCAGTCTTAGCTGCTTGTTTAAATTGTTTAGCTGTAGGAGCACCGGCAGTGCCAGGCTTCCTCATCTTTTCACCACTGCCTTCAGCGATACGCTTACGTTTGGCATTGATGTTTGCATACAGTCCGGGTTTAGCCATTTAACATTTCCATTTACGAAGAGCTAATGCTTTACGAGTAGGTCTACCTTTCTCATCTTTCATCGGACCTGGGTTACCAGACATGCGTGCACAGAATGAACGCTTGCGGGGACCACCTTCAGGTTGAGGAGCTTTGAGATTAGAGCCTGTCTCACGATTGTATTTAGCACGACCAGCAGCAGTCAAGCCTCCAGTGCGGGACTTATGCTTACCGATCTTGAGGCTGACTGACTTAGCCATTATTTTTTCTTTTTAGATTTACCAGCTTTACTGAGTGCAATAGCAACAGCTTGTTTCTGAGGATAACCTTCACTCTTCATCTTACTGATGTTAGAGGAGACAGCTTTATCGGACTTACCTTTTTTTAGAGGCACCGCGCTTCTCCTTGGCTTCCATCTTCTTGGATTCCTTAGCTTCGTGTTTCTTCATGGCAGCTTTAGAAGGATACATTTCCTTGCCACCATACTCTTTCATCTTTTTAGCAGGCATTACCAGATACCAGGAATGATTTGTCCAGTCAGTGCGTAAGCACCCAAAGCAGCCATGACGCCAAGCATAGCCAAGCGACCATTGAGCTGTTCAGCGCGTTCATTGTGGGGGATACCGTAGGGATGATCAGTCATAATAATAGGTGGTTCAGTGGGCCAAATGTTAGTGTCGTTCATCAGAACTCAAGATCAGATTGGGCAAGCTTGTCGATAACATCCTGACGATATGCAGGATCACTATCGTAACGTGGATCAGACATTGCACGTACCAACTCAGCTTGGCTACGGAATACATCTTGTGATCGTGCTGGCTTACCAGTCAGCATGTTTCCTTCAACTCCCATAGCATCAGTATAGCGGTAGTACAAAGCCTGCAGTGCAAGCTGGATAGCGTTAGTATTGCCTGATTCAATAAGAGAATCAAAGGCTTCAATCTCACCTTCGCTGAAGTTCTCAGCTGCCCAACTGGTGAGTTGGTTGTAAGCGGCTTGACCGCCTACCGAGTTCTGAAGTTGGTTTACTTCTTGGTTCGACAACTCACGTCCCGATTGAGACGGATTGTTTTGTTGCATCTCAAAGTAAGCTTGGACAAGTTCTTGAGATGACATTTGAGAGAACGCATCAAGTGTCTCTTTACTCAGCTGACCATTCTCTGCATACTCATCACCAGCAGCAGCGAAAAGATCAGAGAGCTCACTGTATTCCCGACTGTCTTCTTCAACTGGTTCCTCAGCATCTGATCCTTCTTCTTCGGAAGGTTCATCACGAGAGTTACTACCCAGTTTCTTTTCCAGCTCCATATAAGCTTTCTCAAGATCCTGGGCATTCTTGTATTTACCAGCCAGCATACCCTCGTGTTGAGCCATCAGCTCTTCGCCAATGGCAAGGGATTCAGCTTCGTCGGATTCAATGGACGACATTACTTCTGCAGTAGGAGTAGGGTCGTAGCTAAACGTTTCTGACATAAAAAAGTTATTGCATTGGTGGAGCGGGTGGTTGCTGTTGTGTACCTAAGTACTGAGCAACAGCTTCTTCCGCATTGGGATTCTTGGTTGGGTCAGCCATAGGTACTTTCAGCATATCAGGCAGTTGTTGCATTTGCATCATCTGCTGCTGTTGTGCCATAGCACCTTGCTTCTCTTGTTGACGTTGGTCAACGGACTTAACAAGATTCAGTACGTCGATACCTTGTGCAGCTGCAAGACGTTTGATTGCTTCGTCTGCATTGACATACTGTAGCATAGCCTCAGGTCCAAGGGTCTGAGCAATAGTCATGATAAAGGCAGTGAGGGATTCACGGTCTTGACCACGACCAAGTGCATTGATACCAGCAACGATAGTTGGGTTAACAAGATCCTTAGGAATCCTTGGAAGTTCACCCGAACGTTGCAGTACAAGCAGCTTACGATTAAGATAAGGGATAAGGAACTCAACGGTCAACAAGGAGAACAAGCCACCGAGTTGTTGTTCCAGTTCCATTTGAGTGAGGCGTACTTCTTCAGCGGTTGTACGTTCTGACTGACGAACAGTAAGAACAAGAAACGCTTCAGCAATACGTCGCTCAAGAGTAGCAGCAAGGTTAGCAGCAGTACTGAAGTCAGCAGTCTTACCTACTTGGATAACACCAATATCTTCAGGTCTGCCTTGAACGATCGCACCGTTGCCTGCCTGGGCTATGGTGGCCGGTTTGGTAGTGCTTGAGGGTGATACCACGAAGACGACCTTAGCGGCTGCTGCAGAGCCTTCTACAAGGGACTGAGAGAGTGCATCAAGAGACTTAAGATCACCCAAGAACTCTTCGACTCTACCTCGTCCGTAGTTCTCACCGTCAACAGTGTTGAACCTCAGGACTAGCCAAGGGTTAGCATCCTTAGGAGCCTTACCTTCAGTACCTTCGATACGCTTACCAAAGGCTTCTTGGTGCCACAACCAACGGTTGTTGTCAACACGTACGTGAGTATAAACTTCTACGTCATCTTCATGAGCGTAGTTACGATCGTTGACTTGATTGTTCTTTTCTTGTAGCTCCTTAGGAAGAAGCTTTTTGTTGATCAATTCTTTGGTGACGATCTCAATTACGTTACCGTTACCATCTCGGTCCACTACGTAGCGGCTTAATGGGTAATGCTTCAGCCCATCTTTACCCATGAAGATCAACGCATTACCACCAACGACAAGATGTTTGATGGCTTGGTGAACAACGACACGATCACTGGAAGCAGCGATAGAGTCCATCACCATACGCTCAATCTTGGCAAAACTCAGGTCCAGTTCAGATCGGATCTCAGCAGGCAACTCAGTGCCTA